ATGCAGGATAGGTTAGATTTGGTGCAGTAAGTAATGAATTGTTTAACATAGTTATTTTACTATGAGTTACTTTTTCTGCTTCTTTAATATTTTTACTTGAGTAGATATAATAATTTTTACCTGTTGCATTCCAAACGATTGCACCTGTAGTTGGTCTAACCAATAGTTCTGTAGCACTTACAATAGTATTAACGATTGTATTGTATGTAATACCTCCTGTAACAGTAGAAGCTATATCTCCTACTTGTACTCCTGAAGCTATAAAATCTTGTGATGAATCTTCTACTTTAGTACCACCACCATTTGTTGCAGTAGTAAGAGCATTAGAAATCAATACTTTATTATATACTAAATTTTTATTAATGATATAATAATCATTATTAGTAGTTGTTAATGAAGGAAGGAAATATAAAGATTCAGGGAAAGTTGTCCCACCTTCTCTTAGTAAAGGAAGTTGTACGGAAAACGTATCTATAACTTCTTCTAATCCTTTTGTTATATCAGCATATCCTGTACCTGATTGTCTTGCGTTCTCTTTTATAATTTGATAGTTATAAGAGTAAAAATAATTTTCAAATAAATCTAACTGTGCTTGTTTAGCATACAAGTTAAAGTCAGAAGGGGATATATACCCATAATTATTTTTATTCAGAACGGACATTACTGTTTGTCTAACTGAGTTTATCATCTGTAATTCTTTTACACAAAGATAAACAAAATAAAAAGACCTCTTCAAATTGAAGAGGTCTCTTAAAATCTAATAAAAGATTAGTTTAATTAAGCGATAGTTACATTAGTAACTTTACTTATTGAAGGAATATCTACTTTAGATACTACATTAGTCCAATTAGTTTCTGCTGCGTGTACGATTGCATAGTTAATTGCAGTTTCCATAGCAACAGTAAATCCTGTTCCAACGATTGTGTAAACTACTGCAGAGTCTGCAGAGTGTAATGCAATGTTAGTTGCAGTTTGAACACCAACTGTTAAACCTCCGTTGATTGCTACTTGTGCAGCCGGTAAATCTTCGATTTCAAATGATAAATACTTGTTCATAATAAATAATTTAAATTAGTAAAAAACACCATCTCTCTGATGATGACTATTGTACAAAGATATGTAAATTATAATAATGTTTCAAGGTGTTTTAAAACCTCTATTCCTTCGTCTGACTTAACATACGATACAACTAAATCTTTACCATCTTGTCCATAAGGAACATTAAGCATTTTTGTTTTATTGGTTGGTGTACTAAACCAAACCTCTTTATTACTCTTTCTAAAAGTTAATAAACCTTTGTCAAAAAATTGTTGTACAGTTCCGTGAACTTTTAATTCAGGGTCGCTAATAACTTCCATAAAATCTATAGGATATTGTTTAGCAAATATTAATACATCTCTTTTTAATTCAGCAGTAGAAACTTTAGTAGTGTCTTTATTAAATAAAACTCTACATACATTTTCTAATTGGTCTAAACTTAATGATTTAGCTTCTATTAAAGCTTCAGCTTCTATCAATAAATCTTCTACTTCTTCCTCAGCATCTTTAGCTTTATCAACTAAAGTATATTTAATATTATTTAAAGGATGATAATGTAAAAATTCTTGTAAGATTTGATTCTCTTTACTTACGTGTAAGAATCCATCTTCAAAAATTACAGGAGATAACAAAGCGTTACCATCTTGTTCATCTTCAAAAGGAGTTTTTTGGTTTGCTGCATATCTTAAAGAACGGTTAACACCGGTTTCTTCATCAAAATGCATTAAGGGAAATCTTTTACTGTTTCTTGTTGGTAGCATAAAAGATAAGGGTGCTACTTTGGCAGTTAAACGATACTGTTTATCTGTATAGATTTTTTTCTTGTTTTTCATTATAATAAGATTAGATTAAAATTTAAATTTAAATTAAAAAAAAGGGGAGGCTCATCAGAATTTCTATTGCCTCCCCCTTAATTATTTACTTCTTATTGGTTGAATAAGAAGAAGTTGTTAGCACCTAAAGTACATACTGCTCTTTCAGATAAGAAGTGAACCTCCATAGCATCTAAGCTAGAAGTTTTCGCTCCACCTGCAGAACCTGTAATCCAAGTCTTGTAACGTCTGTCTTCTGTTTCAGAAGCACGGTAACGTACGTGCAAGAATGGTCTCTTAGCGTTTTTACCTAAGATTTGGTCATACACAGAAGTAGAACCTGCAGGAACTAAAAGTCCATTAACTCTACCTGAACCTGCCGTAGCCGGTAAACCACCTCTCATTGTTGGGTCGTTTAGGTATTTCCAATCAGACTTGTAGAAATCATAACCTCTACGGAATCCTGTGAAACCTAAGTTAAGAGCCATTTCTTTCTCATTGTCAAAAAGACCATAAGAAACTCCACCTGCTGCATTAGATGATTGTGCAGATAACATATCGTCAATGTCGAAAGAGAAATCTCTATCTACAAATATTACGTTTTCTTCAATCGCTCCTTGCTTATCAAGTCTTGAAATAATAGAATCCCACTCAGATAATGTAGTTGGATTTCCTGCTCCCCAAATGTTTCCTCTTTGTTCTACAACATAGAAGATACCTTCAGAACCTTTGTTACCTACATCTCCTGTAGTAGCAATTGCTCCAGAACCTGCTTCAGCAGGAACCGCTTCAATCATTGCAGTCTCAAGATAATCGTCAAAACGTAATCTTGTTTCGTGCTCAGACTTCAAATACCATAGGTATCCATTTGCTCCATTCTCAGTAGTTACTTCTACCCATCCAATTTGTGCCATATCAGAACCTGATACTGCATACTTGTCTTTGATGATGATAGGAGAATTTTCGAAGATAAAATCGTCAGCTTCTAATGAACCTGCCATTCCATCTGTTCCTTTCTTGAATTCAGAACCATAAATAAATACAGTAAAGATATCAGTAACTGCAGCAGTCGCTCCACCTGCATTGTAAAATGCAACAGTAAATTGGTCATTTGCAACATCAACTGCGGTTACAATAGCTTTAAGGCTACCACTTCCATCGTTTCTAGATAAGAAAACTGTTTGACCTACTCTAATAGCGATTCCATTTTGAGCAGTAAAAGCAGGGTTACCTGCATCACCTACTACAAATGTAGCCACATCAGCACCTGCTAAAGCAGCAGTAGATGCAATATTTACATACTTAGTATGTAGTCTTCCTTGTTCTGCCCATTTAATTAAATCTGAATTAGATGGCATTTCAGCACCTACCATTCTTAGGAAAGATGCAATTGTTCTGTTTCCATAACGCTCAAATTCCTTTTCATAAGTATCAGGAAGATACTGATTTAAGAAATCAAAGTTAGTTATGTAGTTTGATTCTAACGGTACTCTTTGAGCACTTGGTTGTAAATCAAAACCGGGTACGTTTTGTACACTCATAATTTTGTTTTTTTAAAGTTTAAAATTTATTTATTTCTATTCCTAATCTTTAACCCACGACCTGAGTCAGGACTTAAAGACTTAATTTGCATCCCTGATTTTGTAGAAGTTGCTTCAGGAGCAGAACGAGTTGTCATATTTATATTTTTCAACTTTTTCATAGACTCATCTGCTTTCGCAGATTTACCTTGCTCATAAAAGAACTTTGCAAACGCATCGGGTTGCATCGCCATTGCTAATGACTTGTGATAACCGGCTGCATTTTTGATAGAACCATCTTCATCTCTAAATTTATTCATAAAATTTTGAGGGTCTGATTGAATCTTCTTTAATTCAGCAGCATCACCGGGAGAAAAATAAACTTTGTTGTTGTCAAGCGTAAACTCAAAACCTTTGAACTCACTAAACACATCATTTGTTTTTTTAAGAAAAACATCTCTAACACGAGTTTGTTCTTCTGCAGCCGTCTTCGCTTCAGCTATATATTGTTTATAATCCTCGGCTTCTTCTTTACTTGCAGAATCGGAAGCACCCCTAGACTCTAGAGGGACTTTGTACTTTTCCTGTTGTTGTATAAAAAAATCCTTGGCTTTCGCAATAGTCTTTTTCTTTGCTAATTTAATTTTCTTAACTGTTTTTTCATCATCTAAATCTTCATCGAAATCATAATCTTCCATCATATCATCGATGTCGTCAGAGTCCAATCCTTTTTCAGTTGCAGTAAGATATTCTCTTAGCAGGTTGTCAGGTTCCATTTCATTAAAGTCCTTCTGTAATTCATAGAAGTCATCAATTCCACGACCTGTTTCTTTTTTGTATTTAAGATATAGAGATACATCTTCGGGAAGGGGTTCATTCTCTTTCCTAGCTTGATTAAAATCATCTAATGATTCAATCTCTTTCCCATATCTATTTCCAATATATTTAAGAACGTCTTCCTCACTTAACTCTGAGGAGGGAGTTTTTACTTCTTCTTGTTCAGCCATTGGAGTCGCCTCCTCCGGTGATTGTATTTCTTCTACAGGAACATTAACTGTTTCTGTTTTTGCAGAATCTTCTGCTTGTAATTTTTCTTCGTGCTTTTGAAGTAATTCCGCTTCAACTTGTTGAGTTGACTTTTCTTCAATGGCATCTACTGACCTTACTTTAATTTCCATAATTGATTTGATTTAAATTTATACAAAGTTAAACAAAAAATACTATAGTTTTAGACACGTTTTTTAGATGTTGTCTTTTTCTTCTTAGCATTCTTAGTTGCTGATACTGCGGTTTTTAATACTGCTTTCTTTGCTACTTTTTTAGCAACGTATTTAGAAACTGCTTTTATTCCACCGGCTACACCTCCACCAATTAAACCTAAAGAACCACTTGACCCTTTTACTTTCTTATACTTTTTAGGAATATTTTTAATTGTAGAGTTCTTTTTTTTAGCTGCAGCTACCGTTACTTTTTTTGCTCTTTTCAGTATAGGTCTCTTAACTAACGTATTGTCTCTTACAACTTTTTTTCTTACTGACATATTATCTTGGATTAAATTCTGACAAATCAAAACCATCTAAACTGTCTTCGTTAGATTCAAAGTTCTTTGGAGGTAAATTATTCTTACGTTGATTAATTAATTCCGATTGCTCTGAACTTGTTTGAGATATTCTTTTTGATTTAGCATCTTCTCTTTGGCTTTCTCTACCTTGTAATTGTTGAGCATCCATTTGTCTAAGTTGCATATTCATTTGAAACTCTTCCTGCATTAATTGAGATTTCAACATTGCTTCTTGTTTCATCTTCTCTATTTCAAAAGCCACATCTGCTTGTCTGTATTGCATTTTAGCTTGCATTTCCATTTGAAGCTTTTGTTGATTGGCTTGAACTGCCATCTCTTGAGCCTTAAGTTGTTGTTGAGCCTGCATAGCTTGTTGTTGCATTTGCATTTTCTCTTCTCTTTCTTGCTTGCTAGTTCTTTTCAGTTTCAATAACTGATTAGCAAGTTTCATATTCTTAAGTTCTCGTATGTCTATAGCATCTTCTAGATTTATGTCTCCTTTAGATAAAGCCATTTGAATGTTCTGTTCAAGTTGTGCTCTTTGTTCCTCGTCCGGAGACATCTCAATAAATATTCCAAAGTCGTATATATACAAATCATTTATATCGCCAAGGATAGATACATTGTACTTTCCTATTTGATTAATAAACTCTTCTTTAAAATCAGAGTACTCTAAAATATCAGCTACTCTATAAGTTATAGCTTCAGCTAAAGCTTTATACATATATAGACTTGCATCTAAAACGTGTCTTGTTGCAACATTAGAATTTAAAGCTGCCATTTTTTGTAACCCAACTAAAGAGTTAGGGTCAGGCATACTTCCATCTCTAGCTTCATTTAATCCTGTAACTGTTCTTATCTGATTTAAATAATGATTATAATTAGTAAGTAACATCTGAGTTTTTGAAGCACCTGATGAAGACTGTAATTCTTTAATCGGAACCTTACCTTGATTGTAGTCACCTTCTTGAGTGTAACTTCTACCAATAACAGAACCTGTTTGGAAATATAATCGCAAAGCATCTTCAGGATTATAGGCATTACCTGTTCCTAAATCTACTTCG